TCTCATTCCCGGAGCAAGCGGAAGCATTATGATAGGACAGGGCGCTGCATCAACAACGTCACAGGCGTTTGTAACTATTCGAACTCAAACCCCGACTGCCGACACACTTTTCATGGCGCGCAATGACAAGGATGCCACGCTCGATTCAACCATGATGGTGTTTGCCAACGGCAGAATTTTGCGTAGAGATACGAAAGCACTCCCCGCAGGTGCATGGCTATCAACCGCTGCTAACGGCGCGGCGCTGTCAAGTTCAAACTATATGGTAACGTATGCGTTTGACACGGCCACGGCAGAAACGCTGACAGTTGATTTTGCCTTGCCGCTGAACTTTATTCAAGTTTCAAACGTCGAAATCGAAGTCGTTTCGCCAAACACAGATGGCGATAGTGTTGGGTTTGCAATTGCCTGGCTGGGGCGTGCAGCCGATGAAGCTTTCAATGTAGCCTTTTCTTCTCCGCTATCAGGACAGATTGATCTGGGCACAAGCGCGAACGTAAGAAAGATTTTAACAATTAGCGGAACATTTGATAATCTGGCTGCAAGCGACCGATTGCTTCTCAAACTTTGGCGTGATCCGAGCATTGATAACGATGTTGCAGCTGATGTTCATTTGGTCGATGTGAGAGTAAATGGAAACGGGCTGCTCTATTAATGCGAAAATTTATTTTTATACTGCTATTGCCAATCAGCTTGTTTGCGCAGACGCCAATCTATCGCAGCGTGCAGCCTGGCGTTACCGCTGCCATTGGTACGGGTACGGGTACGCTTACGATTTCAGGTAGCACGGCCACTTTCAGCGTTTCGCAGCCGGATTCAATCGGTGTCGGCGATGCGATTCAGTACGACAGCGACGGGAATAACTCGATTGATGCTATTGCTTTTATACACGGACGCACAAACTCGACGATTTATACTGTGAAATCTGCGAGTGGAGGGAATCCTACGGAAGCTACCGATGATACTGATTATGACATTTTTAGATCGTATACAAGCCTTTCAAATTGGGAAAGTGGTACAGAAAATACCGGAATTGACGCGGCAGTAGTAGCGTTTGATGGTGGTAATAGAAACATTGACACCGCAAATGAATACTGGTATGTTGCTTGCTATCCGGGTACGGATACTACGCCATTGCTGCTTAGTGGATGGACAACAAGTACGACGGATAAGATTTTGATATACACTCCTTTTTTAGCCAGCGAAGTCGGAAGACCTATGCGGCATGAAGGAGTTTGGAGTGATTATTATTATAATTTAGTCCCAAGTGTCGGTTCTGCTTACGCAATACAAACAGCCAGTAGTGCACTTCATACGGAATATCGGGGTTTGCAAATTTACATGCAGGCTAACTCTTCCGCACTTTACGCCGTTTATACAAACGTTGCGCTTGCTGAAGTTGTTGTTGCGAACTGCATCATTAAAGGCAACGTGACAGAAAGCTCGGCAACGAGGTTTGACGGCGTACATCAAGCGACATCTGGAAAAACTATTACTAAAAACAATATCATCTATGACTTTAAGTCCCCAAGCACAGCAAACGATGCAGGGATTTCTAATATTACGGGTACGTCTGTTAGCTATAACAATACTGTTGTCAATTGCGCTATTGGCATAGAACGCGAATCAGGTAATATCTGGGCAAACGGCTGCATTGTGCAAAGCTGCACAGACGGGTATAGCGGTGCGTTTGGTGCAGGTACAAGCCACAACATAAGCGATCTTTCTTCTGATGTTCCTGGAACCGATGGATTAAATAATGTAGTATTATCGTTCAGAAATTCAGCAAATGATGACTTTAGACTGTATCCCGGCGATGTCTCAAAACTTGGCGTCGGTTTGAATATCGTAACTTACGATGCCAATACTTTGCACCAATTTACAGACGACGTTGAATCCGATTTAAGACGGGTGTGGCATAGAGGTGCGGATGAGTTTCGTATCAGTTTTTATCAGCGTAAAAAACTGTAGGTATTCAAAAAAAAATATAAAACTTTGCCGGATGAGATATGAAAACGCTTCTGATTGTTTTGCTGTTGGCCGTATCAGTGCAGGCGCAGGACTTCAAATTTTTGCCCTGGAAGTATGACCGTTGGAACTCAACAGACGGCTGGATCATGAAATCGGATAAGGCCGAACATGTTATCCGCGACGGCTTCATCTTTTGGGCGCTTGGTAAAACAAACCTTGTCGGCCAGTATCGTTTTGGCGTTACGACTGTTCTTGCAACGGGCTGGGAAATACGCGACGGATTTCGCTGGCGGCATACGGACGGCTTTTCGTGGAAAGACTTATTTGCCGGAATGGCCGGGCAAGGACTTGTATTCGCTGGGGAGAAGTTATTCGACAAGCCGAAGAAAAACCAGGCGCGTTACGATGAAGCGCTGCGACAGGAATTGGAAGCATTGCGGGCGCGTGTTAAAGAGCTTGAGAGGAACAAGATTGTCATTACGCCAAGCCCGATGCCGTCGATTTTGCCTTATAATGACAACCAGCATTTTCAGCCAGTTCCACTAAGGCGAACTGACGTGCCTCATGTCATTTTAAATATTGACAGCATCGGTGCAACATTCAGCGTGGATAGCTCTTTTACCATAATTGGCGAATCCAAAATCAAATAGTGGCCGCTATCCGTGTCTACAAGGTCGGCGATAAGATTATTGTAGCCAATAGCGGCTTGATTAAGGGCAGAAAACGATTTTGCACAGTCTGCCAAGAGTTTGTTGAGTTTGAATTTTACCATCTAAAAAAGCGTTACGGAAACTGGCATTTTTCATCTTATTGCAAAGTCTGCACAGTTGACGTGATGCAGGCTTATTACAGAAGAAAAGGCCGCAAACCACAAAGATATAGAGCAAGAAAAGAAGATGAAAACGGAATAATCAAATGGCGGTGTTGCCGCTGCAAACGATACAAGTATAGTCCTGACTTTTGGAAACTATCATGTAGCCCAGACGGGCTGCAATACTACTGTATCGCGTGCAGCAAGCGCAACAAAAAGAAGAAAAACTTGAAGCGCAAAATTGCCTGTGAGTCGGAGCGGCAAAAAATTAGACGATTGTTTTACCGGATTAGCAATATAAGCCAATAATGAAACTAAACCTTGTGACAACGTTGTCAAGCTTGCTTTTGGCCGGTTGCTGGATTTTCAAGCCTGAGCCGGAAAAGCTATTGCCGCATCACCATGCGGCCATGATCGAGCAAGCCATTGACAATCCCGCTGCCGGACAAAGCTTTGTTGATCCGGTCACCGGCGTTTCGGCTTTACGGCTTACCGACGCTAAGGTAGAAGGCGCACAAGGATACGTTTCATATTACTCGAAGCTGAATCCATTCAATGCCGACGAAACTTTGATTCTGGTTTATCGCCGGGGCGGAACATGGCACCTGTTTGACATCGGCGGAAAGTATCTCAGGCCATTGCCGATTAGGAATTCGCAGACAGACCCTCAGCCACGTTGGCACCCACTTTTTGCTCATAAGCTTCTCTGGTTTGACGCAAACAAGATTATAAGCCACGACTTGAACACGGGCGCAAACAAGATCGAAGCGCAATTTTCAGAATATACCTTCATCACTAATTATGATGAGGGCAATTTTGACCGCAATGGATATACTTTGCTGATTGCTGGCCGCGACTGGCCGGAGGGCATTCATAAAATCGTGAGAGATTCCGCCATTCCAGGCTACGCCGCCAATGATTTAAAAACATTTCAGGATTGGCGGCAGGGATTCGGTGAGATGTTCGTTTACAACCTTGTGACTGGCCACGTCGAAAGTCCCAAGATTGAAATCACTGGCCAGCTTGTAGACTGGCTTTCGATTAGCCCAAGCGGGCTTTATGGCGTGTTCGCAATGGCAGAAGGGCACGGCTCAGATAGATGGGAAGGCATCGACGTTTATTTTGCAAATGGATTGCAGTATCGTGAAATGCCTTATTATCCCTACACCGATCATGGTGACTTTGCATTAGGACAAGACGGGAATGACATATATGTCACCGACAATGCCGAGGACACATGGCCGGACAAACTCAGGCACATTGAGAGACACGATTTAGGTTCGGGCGCGCGAGTTGACTTGCTTGGCGCGGACTGGCGTATGTCGAGGCTCATTTCAGGGCGGGCATACAACAAACCCGGCTGGGCGATTGTGAGCACTTACGGGAACCCGGCGTTGCAAGCGGATTCCGTGCAAGTACCATTTGAAGATGAAATATTTGCATTGAAACTTGACGGCTCAGGTGAAGTCCGGCGCATTATTCAGCACAGAAGCCAGCGTTTCAGCAAAGGAGATTATTCATATAACAACTATTGGGATCAGCCTAACGCGGCAATCTCAGCAAGCGGGAGATACATTTTATTTACTTCGAATTGGAGAGAGTTAGGACAACCTCAGGATGTTTATTTGATTGACCTGTACGAACATGATAACTGGTAAACCGATTATGAACTGCAACATGGTACAACATCATGCCGAACGGGAACGGAAACGGAAACGGGACAAACGGCCGTTTTTTAAAAATTGCTTATGCTCTTATAGCTGCACTTTTCTCAATACTGTTGGGTATCCTGAGTTATCTCTATCATGAGCAAAACAAGGAAATCGAATCATTACGCCATGACTTCACGCAGTACAAAAAAGAGATTGAAATTTATAAGACCGATCACGAAAAGGACAAGTTTCAAATCTTGCTCGATTTGAATACTGATTTAACTGACATCAAGTCTCGTCTTGGAATAGATAGAAAATCCACCTCCCGAAAATAACTACAACATGAACTTGCACTATGGGAACGTTATGCAGTTATCAGATTTATCGTTTCAAATAGCTTCATGGCTTGCCGTTACCTTGTTGGGCATAATTGGATACCTCGCAAAGGACATGCGCAGCAGCATGAAGGACATCGTTTCAAAGTTTGAAATTATGCAGCGGGATTTACAAGGCGTTCGTGAACGAATCATAAAGCTTGAAACTCGCGGCGAAATCAATGCAAACAACAAAGCAGTATGAGCAGCTCCCCCTCACAGCCAAACGCCGTCCGTGCTTCGGTACGGGCGGCGGTTTATCGTCACTAAACTGAAAGGTGAAATATGAAGTCAAAAGTAGGTTCATTGCTTGCGACGCTGTTTGTCGTGCTTGGCGTCGTTGGTTTTCTTTTGGATGCAATCGGCAAACTCCCCGATGGATTCCCATTGCCGGATTGGGCGCTTTCTGCGCTTACGCTAATTCCGCTTATCATCGTCGGCCTCGGTTGGCAAGATGAACTCGAAGGCGGAAAAAATGGCTTGCTCGATTTGTTCATGCGGTTTCTGAGTGATCCATACCGCAAGCTTGCCCTTGTCGTATTGGCGACGGCAGCACGCGGAGCGCTTGGAATTGCAAACTTGCCGCATGAAATTGGACTTGCTATTCAAGGTTTCCTTGCGATTCTCGCGGCGCTCAACTTTGAAGGAGCGAAAGCACAAGTGGCGTCAATTAAATCATTCAGGGCACGCTAATGGAAATCCCAACGGACATGATCGTTGTTGGCGGGCTTACGCTTTCAGGACTTCTCAGCGGACTCGCTAAACTGCTTTATCAAAACGGATTTTTTGTGAAGTACAAAAAGTTTACGGGAATCGGACTCGTGATTTTAGGTGTTGCAATTGCAGTAGCAGCAACATATATTCACGGAACCAAAGATTCCTATAACCTTTTGCTTGCTGTTTTGACTGGAATTTCGGCTGGCCTCGGCGCAGTCGGGATTCAATCAACCGCAAAAAATGCCGTTGAAGGTCTCCAAAAATAAGCTTTCCCCTCATACCTACCCTTCGCGAGGCCGGGCGGTCGCGCTCGTCCGGCCTTTTTAATTGCCATGAAAGCAACAAACAAAATAACGTTTAATTATTATAAGTCAGCAAGATGGATGTATCAAAGGCTAAATAAATCAGAGCCATCAAAACAAACTGAATTGGCCTGGGGAAAACTTCTTTACAAAATTAGCAGAAGCAAAAATAACAGAGACTTGTATTTGATTGAATCATTGTTTATTTATTCGCAGTTTGATGACAAATGGAAAAAACGGATTGATAATCCCAGCAAGATTGACACTCACTTTGATGCCATAGCTTGCGATGCCTGCAATTTTATTGGGGTAAATATTTTAGCCGAGATATTGGCGATGCTTTACGTTTATGGCGGTGAGTACACATGCTATAATTTGTCATTTAGGTTTTATATTCCATTGGCAAAATGGAAGTTTAACTTTTGGGGCGGAGATATACCAACAATTGAAGGGGTTGAACTTGTAAATCAAAAAATATTTGAACTTGAAAGAAGCGGTGACAAGGTTGAATGGTTTGCGAATTTACAAGAATCAGTTACCAAAGATCACTGGTTAAAATCATTTGAGCCGTTAAATGAAAGATTCTGGAGTCATAAAACTCAGTGCGAAAATCAATCGGTGTCAATGCGGCAGCCTGAAATACAAGGTAGCGCTGAAGTGCAATAGATGTAACGGACAAAAAAGAAATGCGGATATAAAGCTTTATGAATGCCTGTGCGGAACAAAGTTTTATGCTGGAAAAAGGAATCGCATTGATCGCTTTTGCTCAAATGAATGCGCAAATAAATACGGAACGATAAAAAAGATTGCGGGGCGAATAAAGCAACCAGATCATGAAATACTAAACGCATGGAAAGCGGGATTGCTTTGGTGCGGCGGCCTTAATAAAGGCGGGCATTGGGCGCATCAATCAAGATTTACGACAAACACAAAAAGAGCAACGGGGTTTGAATCTTACTGCAAAGATTGTTATTCGAGATATAAACGCAGACCAGAATCGCGTTGGCACAGAACACGATCAAACTCATGGATGCCTGAATTAATTAAACAAGTTGAAAAACTTGGAAGTTTGAATAGAGCATTAAAAGTTGTAAATATTGACTGGACTACTTACGGAATAAGACGAAAAGCAGATAAAGATTTTGAAGAAAAAATCCATGCTGCGAAAAAAAGATACTTTTTAAAATTCGGAATACAGGTGAAGGATTTTGGTAGCTGGCACAAACCAAGCTATTTAATAAGAGAGATTAATCAGGAAAGTAAAGCATTCTTTGACTCGAACAAAAATTTGGTAGAAACATGGTTTAAAATAGGTGCGTTCAAATGGTGCGGCAAAAAAATAGATGATTCATTGCTTGATGTTATTAATACGGCGACTTTGATGTTTTTATATAATCGGTTCACAGGCGTTCAAAATTTCGAAAGATTGGCGAAATTCTATGGACGCTGTGCAGCTTTTCAAATCCTAAACGCAAAAAGGAAAAAATAAATGACAATCACCGATCTTGTTAGTCATATTGGGATAATCGGAAATTCTGATTATCCCTCTCCGGATGCTCCGGCGAATAGTATGGCTAATTAAACAGCAAAGTCGCTTTTTATGGAAATCATTTCAACAATCCTACTCTACGCCCTGCTGATTAATTACGTTGTGGGTGATGCTCAGCGTGACGGACTTATTGATCGCGGACAAACTTCGCAAGGGAGTGTTGGATGGATTGAATTGCATCGCGTTATATGGCGGGTTCGCTGGCCGATGACTATTTTCATTTGGGCGTTGATATTTTTTATGTGGGACTCATGGCTTTGGCGCGGCATTCATACGGTTATCGTAGCTGCGATTGCTTCGCTTCATGAGCCTGTTTATCAATGGTCGCACCGAATGCGAGACAAGTATACAGGCGACGATTCAAAGCCCGCGTGGTGGTTGACCATGAGAAAGATTATCAAACTATTTTTCCCGTGGAGTTGAATTCATGAGAAAACTGCTCACTTTTTTGTGTCTATCATTGTTTGTGCTCGGATGCCCGCCAAGCGAACCGCCTGCCGATGAAAAGCCCGCGATGCCAATCGTGGCTACGAATGAACCTATTTCAGACGGCACCTTCCATGCGGTTATGATCGAGCCGCGCTTAATTTGGGACGCCAACACGGAACCGGATTTAGCTGGATACAAGGTCTATGTCGGCAGTGAACCGAGGAAATACGGCGCGCCCGTTTCCGTTGGCCTTGTTACGGAATGGCCACTTGATGGACTTGGACAAGGGAAATTCTATATAGCCATGACGGCCTTTGACGCCGCCGGCAATGAATCTGACTTTTCGCACGAAGTCATTTATACTCGCATTGAAGGCGATGAGCGCGACACGCTGGCCTTACGAGACGATAGGATATTGCGGTTACTTGCTGTTTATGAGAAGCGCGACACTCAGGGCAATCCTATCTCGCCGGCAATCGTGCTGGAATGGCGGCAATACTCCGCTTTGTGGAATGGCCAATGGGCAAAGCTTGACACGCTGCCTAAGAATTACATGGGCGGGATTTATAGGGAATATACTCAGGCGGGCGATACGCTGAAAGTCAATATTCCCTATCTTGCGTTTTTCAACAAAGACCAAAATCAGAATTATTATTTCAACATCGACTTCCGCGCAAAACTCATAAACGGAGACAAGGAATCGTCCTATGCGTCACCAAAGAGAATTTTCAGGATAATTGAAGCGAGCGCGACCGGACAGCCGGGTGATGTGCAATTGAAGGTTGTGGAATAAAAAAGGCTCGCTGGTTCCGCTCAAAGAATTCAGCAAGCCTTTCGTTACTCACAAAAAAGGAGTTTCTATGCACCGACAAGATACAAAATCATCGGACTTTGTCAACTACTTTTAGATTTTATGTAAGCCAGTAAGCTTTCAACTCCATGAATCGTTTTGCTTCTGAATCTATGCACAAACCATCTCTCAGTTGATGGATAAAAACTAATAAGCTCTTGTCCGATAACGATAATTAAATGATTGCCATCATTTTTAGATGAAAATACAATCCCTTCATCGCGCAACTTCTGCGTATTAGCCAGTTTATTAGACCTTCGTTCTTGTTGCCTTAACTGTCTTTGCATTTTAAAGCCTTCGATGACTTCACTCATTGTCTTTGCTCCATTGGCTTATAAAAGTCTGGTTGCCTAATAAGCTGCAATAACTGCAATCTACAACGAAATAGGGTTTTGTAGGCATCATAATCGCTTGGTGATATGCCTCCATTTTTGCTAAAGCCAGCAATTTCATCTTGCCATTTTTGAGCCAACTCTAATATTTCACTTACATCAATTTTCATGTTACGCTCCAAACGCAATTTGAGACATCGTTTTTGGTTTAATCCGTTTCTTCCTGCTAAACTGCCACCGTCGTTGATATTCCTTCCGGCAAACTTCTGAATCGCACGTTGCTGACTCGCGCACGTAATTCCCCTTTATCGCAGCCGGCACAGATGCGCGGCAATAGCGCTCTTTGCAGATTGGGCAGAGCTTATTACCAGTCACTTCTTACCTTTCGCTTCTATCGGTTCTACTATAACGCGGTATTCCCTTTTAAGCATGTCCTCGCGGACGCGCTTGGGGATTTTCAGCGATACGATTCTATCCATGTCTATTTCAACATTCGATTTACAAACTGACATGGTATGCACTTTCCCCTTGTGGCCGAATGTCCAAATCCAGCCTCGGGCGATTTCAGTTTGTTTTGATTTCATTCGTTACTCACCAAAGTTAAAAACACCATCGGCGGGAAAACTACTCCACTAAGTTCCCTCTTGCAATCACTGCCAGCGATCATGCAAAAGGCTTTACGGCGCTCCCGCACTTGCGCGAAAGTGTGCGGTTACTGGCTCGTATGCGACGCTGACGAATCAGGCCGATGGCGTGTTGTTTTTTTCAAAAAACGTCTCGGCTGGCTGTCTCCGGCTTAGGCGCGTCGGATTCCATGAAAGCTATCGCCCAGAGTACGTCACCTATGGTCTCTGACTTTACCGACTTTTGCCGTATGTTTTATGACCTCTTCACTTTCATGGTGCTACAGCCGAGGCGGTTATTCCAAATTCACTTTTTGTCCTTTGGCAAAATTCTTAATTTGCTTGATCACAAAATCAAGTCGATCTTCGGGAACTTTACCAAATTCAACTTTGAGATTTTTAAGGCATACAAAGAACTGTTTTTCCTTGTTTTGCGCTGCAAAGGCCTGCCGGAATGATTCGAGTTTAGCGATCTTATCGTCGTCTCCGACTGAGATCGTCGATTCTGGGGCATCCTGGGGCGGTTTTTCAGGTATTGTAGGCTCTGTTTTCGACTTTGCCGGGGTTTTGATTTGTACCGGCATATTTGAAGGTACTGAAATTTGTTTCCAGTCCTCGAATACAACTTGAGCGTCCTGTTCCGGCGCATCAATTAAGGCGATTGGTTTTGTTCCGGTGTCTGCGATTTGAGCGAGCAATTGTTTTTGTGTTCTGAAAAACTCAAGCGGGTCAATATCATTTGTGATTGATACTGAATAGAACTTCGCTTGAATGCTCGGCTTTGTACCCTTGTCAAGAGTAAGCGTAAATGGAACGCCAAAAAGTGATGGTTGCTTAATTCCAAGATGATTTGCTGTTCTCATGAATGATTCAAAGAAACCGACAAAGCTTTGTATGGCATTCCACGAACCCGTTGTAAACTTGATAATGCCAGCCGGGAATTCATTATTTGGCCAACGAATGCGAAACAAAAAACGCATCCAGGCATTGCATTTTTTTGCCGGATCAGTTGACATGGCAAATTCACATTTTTCGTTTGGGCATTCTATCTCTTTGAATTCGTCTCCGCCCATCCAACGAGTTGCTGAAATTCCATCACCGATGCAAAATGGGAACTTATTAGGGTGCATCTTCCCTTGCTGGTTTGTCATTTTTTTTCGGTGCCATTCAAAGCATTCTATTTCAGTGGCATGTACAATGTTCCCGTAAAGAATGCGACGATTTTCTGGCGGCGCTTCATTGTAGGCTTTATATGATGGGTGATAGTCTCTAACTCCATCAGCTTCTCGCGGCTTAACGAAGTGGAATCTGTCGCGTTCAATTGGGAATCCTCCGCCCTTAGGTTTTCTTCCAAGAGATAATGCAGCGAAAACGTTTTCCTTGCCTTCAACACCTGCTATGCCACGATATTTTTTAATCTTCATTCCTTTTCTTCCTTCGCCCAAATTCCAAAAGTAGGCTGCGGCTTTTTGGTAAGACACAATTCGAGAAAGTCCTTTTTCTCTTGCTTGCTTTCGCCCTTGAACATAAATTTTGAAAACGCTTCGACGTTACTTGCCCCGAGGCTGAGCACTTTCAGCAATCCCACTTCACGCGGTCTTTCGCTCTCAATCTGATCGAGCGGCAATTCGTACCACGCCGCCAAAATCTGCTTTACTGCATCTGGCGTGAGAATGTTTTTGCCCTGGTCTTTATAGCCCAAATAAGTCTTGTCAAACGTTATACCATTCGATTCCTGAAGCTGCGCCTTGAGTTTTACTCTCATTGATTCGCGTAAAGCTTCAAGGGCGATATAAGACTTCGGAGTATCCTTGCTTGTGCTTGCGCCAAGCAAAGTTGGGCAATGCTGAGTAAACGGGCAAGTCAGGCATCCATGCCCAACTCGCGCCGATCTTACTTTGTCGGCCTTGTCGCAAAGCATTAAAATATCTTTGCGCCATTGCGCCAACATCTCAACGTTTTCTTCCGTGAAAAATATCGTCTTGCTGAATAATGCGCCAGTCCTGAGATTAACAACTTCGAGACGGACGCCTTGCTTGTTTAAATAATGCAGCCAGGCTAAAACCGCTTGTCCCTTACGCTGCAATGTTTCAAGTTCATCGGCATTTGTCGGCCATGCGGATTTATAATCGCGCACTACTACAACATCATAAGCAGCATCTTCATCCCCTTCAATGTCTTCATAAATACAATCCATCAGAGCGCGATATCGTGCTTTTTCAAGACTGCACCGACTCCCCTTTACATCAATGCCTAATGCGATTTCATATTTAGCGTTTTCCGGCAACTCATTTGTGGCAAGATAGGCAAGAGCAAGCTCGCGGCCCTCAAATGCCATTTCAGGCGGCATTGGCGGCTCTTCTTTGTCGTAATATCTGCGCGGCTCAGATATAAGTTTTGCAACAACCTTGTCGGCAAGCAGTTTGATTTGCTTGAAATCCTTCAGTTTCTTTTCGCCAACTCGCTGCAAAATAGCATGCGCCGCGATTCCTGGCTGATAAATATCTGTGTCTTGCTGCACGCCTTCAAGGTGAAATCCGAGGGCTTGCGGGCAATGCTTTATCCAATAATTCAGGCTTGTCGAGCTATAGACTTGCATTATGACTTTCCGCTTCTTCAATCATCAAATCCAATTCTTCCATTATATTCGTAAGCCTATACCGCAAATCATGAATACGTGACTTGAGCCGTGTAAGGTCTTGAGACGTTTTACGGTATAGGTCACATCTTAATGCTTCGTGTGAGATTTTTGTCTCATCGCTTACAACACGACAGGCATATTCGCCCACCTGGTTGATTGAGACATCGAAAACAAAGTATCCGTCCCACCACAGCGCCCTTTCACCAACTTCAAATGTTTTCATTTTGCACCTTTTTGCCACTAATCCATTGCTGCATACATTGTATAGCTATCTCAACTTGCTCAATATCAAGTATGATAATTTGTTCAGTCTTGCGTTGTCCGTTTTCCCATGAAGCAAGTTCTATTTTCATCATTCCTGGGCAATCTTCTGATTCACCAATGACTATCGCTGTATCAGTTTCGTCCTTGTGCCAAATTTCGAAATACTGCTCGACTTCATATTTCATTTCGCACCTTCGCATTCTCTGGTTCATGAGATTGCTTTTCAAATTCTTTCATAATCGGCTCAAGATACATACAAACATCGCAGATATGGTATCCACGACTGAAAATATCTTTCATGCAATCATGCCGAGTGTCCTTCTTGTGTTGATTATAAAAAGCCAGCACAAGGTTTCGCAGTATTTGACTACTATTCATTTCGCACCTTCCTTCTGACGTTTCTTATTTTTTTTATTCGGCTTGCCAATTTGGTCAAGTTCTGATTTAATATCAACGAACCAGGCCGATTTATACTGTTTTTGCAATTCACTCAAAGGAATAAGCCTGAGAATTGCTGCGGCCATTGTCTTATTAAACACTCCGCTTCCGCCCTGCCATGTTAGGGCATAGTAAAAAAGAGCCAATGTCCGTTTGCTGATGTTCATATTATTCCTTTTAAAATCCAGCGCCGGTGAGGTCTACGGTCTTAGTAACTGTCCGGCGCTGGCAAGGTAAGCTACTTCGTCAACACCTGAAACAACTCAACCGACGAAATATACTCATTTTTTTTAGCCTGATCTGCTTGATTGCCGCAGGAACATCAACGGCGACAAGCTTTTCTAGCGATCACAAATTAAACCATACTTTGCCGCGTACCAGTTAAATTTTCTCATTCAAAGCCTTTATCATTGCCTCTGCTGCGGCGCGTACTATCGCAACATAGTACGGCTTATTTTCTGACTGAGCTTTTGCACAGAACTCATCAACCGTCCCCCTGAAACATCCTGCATCAACCATACAAACGATACCATCTGTAACAATAATAATTTGCCGCCCCGTTCCATCTATGTTTGATAGACAAATTATTTTTTTAACGTTCGGGATTATTAGCGTAGTCCGGTCGCCGAACGTAGTCCCGTTGCCGAACGTAGTCCCGTCGCCGAACGTAATCTCGTTGCCGAACGTAGTCCCGTCGCCGAACGTAGTCCCGTCGCCTACAACAGAATAATCCGGGACTATAACGTTATCTGGTAAAATACTATTTGACGGAATAATCCATCCGCCGTTTTCATTCTTTTCGAAATTCATATCAATCCATTTCTTGTTTCTACATCACACGCCGCAGCCGAGACAGTTATTCCAAAATCATCTGGCACAACAAGAGTGCGTTCGCCGAAGCGTGTGTGCTCTCATTGGGCCAGAGTTACCCTTCCCGCGTTGAGCCGGCGCGAGAAGGACGATTATTTTGCAGATGAACACGACAAAGTGAATTAACGTCGCCCGTGAACTTCGCTCAAACGACTAAGCACAAGATAACAAATCCAAGATTAGAGTCAAGCTATTTTTGCAAAAATTTTTGTTGCATTTGCAAAAATATTTGTTGCAAATGAATTTTTCGTTTATTAGATTTAACCGAACATTTAAAATAAAGGGTTTTAAAATGGTATTTGATAAGTATCAATTGAAAAAGCTTCGTATTCTGAATTTGAGTCAGATTGGCGTTAGTTCGTCCACTCGCAGCGCAATTTCGCGGTGTCGGTCAAGGCGCGGTCGAACTGTTATTAGCGAAAAAGAATCTGATGAATTAATGAAAGCACTTTATCGAGCTGGGGCAATTATTGGCCAATTTATCGAAGATAATGAGAAACAAATATCGGTTATCTTGCCGAACGATATTTTTGAAAAGGACGAATCAAAATAATGCCTAATGGAAAATTAACCGCCGCTGCAAAACTTGAAGATGGGTCATATATAACATTTGACCTGTCGATGCCAGTCAACTCGCTCTGTCGAAAGATTGGAGCACGAGCCGTTGAGACAATTGTGTTCGGCGAAATGGATGCAAACGACAATTGTAGAAACTGCGGCGGCAGGATATTACAAAAAACTGGTAACTATGCCACTGGCGAACGCGGCAGACACAATAGAAAACCTGTTGGCCAGCAAACAATTACGCATCGAACTATCGAACAAAAGGAAAAACTAAAATGAAGGGTAAATGCTCTGTACCAATGTGGATTAATGGGCTACCAGCCGGTCATTGTGAAAACGACGCTTATGGCGAACGTCCGCCAGGAAAAACAATAACACGCTGGGATGGCGTCGTGCATAGAATCGACGGACGTTACGCTGGATATGTACCAGGATTGGCTTGTGAAATTCATGGAGGCCCAAGCTTGAAAGAAGTATCCCATAAAGGTGATCCTTGTATTTTTTGCGGTACTTCTCACGACAAGGTTACACCTGGGGGTTGCGATAAGGCAAAATCCACTTGACTTTAAAAAGAAAAAGCCATGAAAACTGTGCAAATATCAGAACGAAAATTGAAATAACTGTCTCGGCTGCGGCGCAATTGAGCGCTAGTTGTCGAAGCTTGGAGAAATGACATTTGTCAGACCTGGCTTGTATATAGGCGGGCACCCTGACTAAAGTTGTAATACCAAGCAACGTGAATTAACACGAGAGCAGCCGAGATGGTTTAATTCAAACCCCAGCAGAGGTAATCGAATGAAGAAAGAGGCAAGATCAAAAATAGTAGATGTCGATCTCATGCAGTCCTGCCGCAAGAATTGGGGCCTCGGCTTTCCGGCTATCTCCGGCGAATTGCTTGGGGGATTCTGGCAGGCGCATGCGCTGCGGAATTTCACCGCCGGCGAGCGGGCGGTGAGAGATAAAGTCGCTGAGATCGTTGCGCAGAATCTTAGCGACGGCGAGTTGCGGAACAGACTCAAGGCGTTGCTGTAAAAAGTTGTTGCAATTTTCTCGAAGTTTTTTATATTTGCTGGTGCGTTTATCATCGCGTTTGGCAAGCGCGAGTTGAAAGCTAAGACAGGGAAGTAATAATAAGCCCATTGCATCACGCAAAGGGCATGGACGGCGATGGTATCATTCCCTGTCTTGATACAGTAGCCGACTTTGCCAAAGTTTTCCATGCCCCTTGCGAGGTGAAATGGGTTTTTTGTTTCTAACAATATCTTGAAAAGGAAAAAGTTATGCAAATCAGACAAGGCGATGTTATGCTTGAATCCCTTAAAGAAATCCCCGCCGGATTCAAATTCAAATCGAATGATCCGATTGTTGCGCACGGCGAAGTTACCGGACATTGCCATGAGATAGTTTTGGACAGGCCGGAGTTGAGCGTTGAGATGTTCGTCAACGAGCGCGGCGAAATTGTTTACAGTCTACCGTGCGCTGGCTGTCTCTATCATCCGGAACACAACAAAATCATACTTCCCAAAGGCGTATTTTTCTACACGCATCAGCGTGAATATAGTCCAGAAGCAATAAGAAACGTTGCAGATTGAAATCTATTGAAATGGCAGATTGCATGAAAATTGAAAAACTCACTCCAGAACAGAAAGCGTTGCTTCCTGTTTACCGAGACAAGTGGACAAAAATAGGTCTTTGCACGGAACCGGCAAACAGGATTGAAGCCGAAAAAGCAATAGTTCAATCATATCAATGCGTTCGATTGAAACCACCTCAAAAAATAGTTTGGTGCGGTTCGCCCTTGTCACAAGGATTGACAAAGGCAATAATTTTTGACAATAAAAAGTGGGATTCGGTCAGGGCTTCGGTCTGGGATTCTGTCTGTGATTCTGTCTGGGATTCGGTCAGGGCTTCGGTCGGGGATTCGGTCGGGGATTCTGTCTGTGATTCTGTCTGGGATTCGGTCAGGGCTTCGGTCGGGGATTCGGTCGGGGATTCGGTCAGGGCTTCGGTCTGGGATTCGGTCTGGGCTTCGGTCGGGGATTCGGTCGGGGATTCGGTCAGGGCTTCGGTCTGGGATTCGGTCTGGGCTTCGGTCGAGGCTTCGGTCTGGGATTCGGTCGGGGCTTCGGTCGGGGCTTCGGTCGGGGATTCGGTCAGGGCTTCGGTCTGGGATTCGGTCTGGGCTTCGGTCGAGGCTTCGGTCTGGGATTCGGTCGGGGCTTCGGTCGGGGCTTCGGTCAGTGATTCGGTCAGGGCTTCGGTCATTGATTCGGTCTGGGATTCGGTATACGGACAACACGAAGCCTATTGGTTGGGTTTTTATGAATATTTCCGAGATGTTTTAAAGTTAGAAAATGAAACCGATAAACTTGCTGGACTTATTAAGTTGGCAAAAAATTCAGGTTGGTTTTTGCCGTATGAAAAAATTTGCTGGGTCTCAGAAAGACACAATATTTTGAATTTGGATGAACAAGGAAGATTGCACTCTGTTGTTGAGCCGGCTGTGATGTATCCTGATGGCTGGTCAATTTATGCTGTGCACGGAGTGAGAGTGCCTGCTGACGTGATTGAAAACAAAAAATCAATCACGACGCGACGAATAGAAAAAGAGGGGAATGCAGAAGTTCGTCGAGTGATGATTGAATTGTATGGACAGCAAAAATATTTAATTGATTCGGGTGCGGAAGAAATCCATCGGGATGATTTCGGTATTTTGTACAGAAAAGAATTACAGAATGATGAACCAATAGTAATGGTAAAAGTGATAAACAGCACGCCAGAGCCGAGCGGTAAATTCAATTATTATTTTCTCCGCGTTCCCCCCGATGTAAAAACTGCACACGATGCAGTGGCGTGGACTTTCGGAAAAAATAAGGCGAGTTACTCGCCTGAAATAGAAACGTAATTACAAATGAACCAACGAAACCTTAACCGGAACGCATTATGAATACTGCGACAAAAACAAAAAGAGTAACTCGAAAAAGACTTGAGCAACTTGCCGATATGATTTCCCTGCCGATTAAGTTTTCAAAGAAAGACGGCGGATGGCTTTATTGGGAAAACGGGGTGCGGATTGATCTGGGGCGTGACAACAAGACGGCAGAAAAAACGCTTTTGCAAATGTGTAAAGCAAGCGCCGGATGATGCCAGGCCAGTTTCGAATAGGGAGTTTTGTTTTTAACAGAAAGGAAAAGCAATGACAAAAAACTACATGAACTGCCTTTGTTTATTTGACGATTCAGACCCGCACTTTGCATTCAATTCTTCAGTATAAAGGAAATGTCATGACAGTACAAGAACTTGTTGCAAAGGATTATAACGGGAGCATGAGTCGCCCTGTTTGCGAGATAACCGGATGTCTTGAAAATCCTCACGCCATTGCTTTTACCAACGACGGAGGTGTTTATTTGCTGTGTGAAAATCATATGCGCGAGTACGTAAAATTGTCATTCATGAAGTGGCATATCAAAAATCAAAATCAACTTTGCAGCGCTGAATAAACTCACCTTTGGCTGGGTGGCGGAGCAACAACTAAAAGGATTCACAAAATGAAATCTCATTCCTGTTTTGAAAATCCCCCGAGAGAAAACATTGTAATTTTGCGCCAATGGCATGTAAGATTTTGCCAGGGGAATCATTGCGCTGCTGCGCTACTTTCATATTTTGATTATTGGCACAGCATTAAGCTTGAGCAGTCAAAAAAATCAAATACGGCAAACGATGTTGCCGAGATGCACGGGGATGGCAGGACGCAAGATGAAAGTCTTTTTCAATTTCACAGCAATGATGAATTACAAGAATCTCTTCTCGGAATTTACGGTAAAACCAAAATTTCTGAAAGTTTAAAGTATCTTGTCAAGCGAAATGCTATCAGCATACACAGAAACCCCAACCCAAGATATAAATTTGACAACACAAACCACTTCCTTTTGAACACCGGAAGACTTGAAAAATGGCTTAAAGCATATAAAAAACACGTTCTGTTAAAAATGAACGGTCGTCGTTCAGAAATAAGCGACCGTCGCCTATTTTCGGGCGACGGTCGCCTAAAAACGGTCGATGGTCGCTTAAAAATGAACGAACAATATCCTTTGTCTTCTTCTGTGTCTTCTCCTTTGTCTTCTTCTGTGAGGGAGGGAGAAAAGCCCCATACCCACCAAAACGAATTTTCGAAAAAGCCTGCAACAAACGTCAAACCGTCAAACGGCATTTCTGCAAAAACGTGGAACCAAGATTTGCTGGAAAGCCCTGAGAATTATTCTGAAATTGAAATTCGATTGGAAGCCGGAAAGCTTGCCGATAAATTTATCTGTGAAACATTCGCTCCGGCATGGGAAAGGAAAACAGGCAAGCCATACGTTTTGATATTCGGTGACCCTGGCGAAAGAATATTACTCGCACTTATTGAAGATTGCATCAAGCGCAAAATTTCAATGCGGGAAATAACGCGCCGCATGCAAAACTATTTTAACAGCAATGACCCGTATCTTGAAAAGACGCGGCATTATGACTTAAAAACATTTGCTTCTCAATTCAATGAGTTTGTCGAGCCGAAAATTTTGAAATTGAGTTAATGGATTCTCAGATAGACACCTTGAGATTAAAATGGCAGAAGAATTCATTGAGTTGGGAATCAATGTTCCACCTAACGCACGAGGACAATTTACAACCAAGTGTCCCAAGTGCCAACACCTGCGGCAACATCACCCAAATGCAACTCCGCTTTCGGTAAATCTTGATAGCGGACTATTTAAATGCCACCACTGCGGCGACGCTGGAAGTTTGAGAACTGGATGGAATTCAGACCGCAAAAACGGCAAACATAGCGATTATTCAAACATCAGAACATCGCTTCAGAAGATTCGGCATGAAACGCGAAATAAGATTTACGAGAAGCCCAAAAATGTTAAGATCGTACCGTTACCACAAGCGGCAATTGATTGGTTTGAGAAACGCAAAATAACGCAAGATATACTTGCACGATACAACATCACGTTTGGAGACTTCTGGTTTCCGCAGTTAAAAGAAAGTAAGCCAGCGATTCAATTTCCGTATTACGAAGGCAAGGAAATTGTCAACGTTAAGGGCAGACGCGAAACGCCGGAGCGTATTTTCGCGCAAACAAAAAACGGAAAACCGATTCCATACGGATACAACGACGTTGTCGGGCAAAAAATTTTCATCATTTGCGAGGGCGAAACAGATAAGTTGAGTTGGGCGGTTGCTGGAATCGCGGAATGCTGTTCTCCGCCAACTGGTGCAATTAATCCAGAAGATGAGCGCATCGAAGGTAAGCTGCAATTTTTAGAGTTCATTGATAAAACTATCAAAGAAGCAGATAGAATTTATATCGCAACCGATTCAGACCCGCCAGGGCGACGGCTTGAGCAAGAGCTTGTCCATCGCATCGGGAAATGGAAATGCTGGTTGATCCGTTTCCCCGATAACTGCAAAGACGCTAACGATGTTTTAAAAACACATGGAAGCGACGCTTTAAAGAAATGCTACGATGAAGCTACGCCGTATCCGATTGAAGGCCTGCTTAATTTTACGGATTATGTCGAACAGATTTCAGAGCTTTATCTTAATGGATCGCCTAAGGGAGAATCGACTGGCTGGCGCGGACTTGATCAATATTACACTGTGAAACAAGGACAGTTCACCGTTGTTACCGGCGAACCCGGAGCCGGGAAAAGTTCTTTTGTTGATGCAATGGCGATAAACCTTGCAAAGATACACGGCTGGAAGTTTTGCGTATTCACGCCGGAGAATATGCCAATTGAAGAATACTTCAAAACACTGGCAGAGAAATTTATTAACAAGCCATTTGATAAGGGCGTAACGCCAAGAATAACGCCACAAGAGTTAGAGGGCGCAATTAGATGGTTGTCTGAATATTTCATTCCGATAGGAATAGAAGAAGAAGAAATCGGAGTTGATAAGATTTTAGAGCTTGCAAGGGTTGCGATTTATCGGCATGGCGTTAAGGGAGTTATACTTGATCCCTGGAATGAGGTTGAGCACGATTTCAACGGGTTGAGTGAAACGCAATATACGAGTAAGATTTTGTCTCGTATTCGAAAGTTTGCCCGCTATAACGGTATTCATTTCTGGCTGGTAGCTCATCCCGCAAAGATGTATCGCAATAAAGCCGGGCAATATCCAGAAGTAACGCTGTATGACATAGCTGGAAGCGCAAACTTTAAAAACAAGGCTGACAATGGCATTGTCATAAAAATCGGAGAAGGCCACATTGTTGTTGATGTGCAAAAAGTTAGACGGCGTACAATCGGAAAGCGCGGGCAGTGTTTACTTGAGTATAATCCAGTAACCGGAAACTACAGAGATACTTCACAATTGAGCGAACCAATTTACGACAGGAAAAATGGATATGAAAAAGTCGAAGAGCCGCAATGGCTTACTCTTGACGGCAAGCCCGCAGAATCACCCTTCTGACGAAATGGAATACACGGCGCGAGAGATTCGCCGCGTAACGCAAGGATTGCCGGCAAAGTCACGGCAAGAGATTTACAACCGTCTTCACGAAGGCATGGATATTTATTTGATGCGCGACGTATTCAGCGAAGCGTGTAAGAAAGCAATTGAAAGGAACTGAATCATGGACATCTTAGTAACTCTGCCGCAACGTTTTGGTTTACAAAATTGGATTATGGAAGGCAGCGATTTGCCGGGCAATCCCTGGAGCGGCGAGGAATGGCACTGGTACTCTGGCGGCGCAATACCGAATATTGAACCAGGCGAGCGGGTTTACGTTTGTTATCGCGGGCAATTAATTGGCTATGCGCCGCTTGTTCGAATTGAGAAGTATAAAAAAAGTTTTGCATATGTTCGCCACAACGGCGCTGTCGCAGTTACGATAAACAAGCACATTCCAGGTTTTCGCGGGTTTAGGTATCGTTTCTGGGACTATTCTGAAGAGATACCTTTCCCTGATTGGACGAAACTTGATTTAGCTGCCGGTCAAAAAATTTTATCGAGGGGTTAACCATGCAAGCAAAGGACTTGAAGCCAGGACAAATATTCCGCACCGACGAAAAGATTTATTTCGTCAATCGGAAGAAGTGGGAAAAGCCTGGGGCAACGGATTTACGCTGCACGGGCGAGATCATCAACAAGGAAACCCGTGAGAAGTTCATCAAGGCGCTTTTGCATCACCTCGGCGCGGTTGAAGTCCACGTACCGATGAATGCGAAGGTGAGAAAGGTATAAACTTGAAAATAGAAAGGTATGAGTGTAATGAATTACAAAGAACATTCACATAAAAAAAAGTTGCGTCATGTTTTGATAAATGATCATTTTCAAAACTATAAACCATATGCGATACCAAAAGCACAGTTGGTGATTGCAGACATTCCGTTCAATATCGGTAATTACGCCTATGGTTCAAATCCATCATGGTATATTGGTGGAGATAATAAAAATGGGGAAAGCGATTTGGCTGGTACTGAATTTTTTGACACAGATAAAGACTTTCGAGTTGCTGAGTTTATGCACTTTTGCTCAACAATGATGATAAAAGAACCAAAAGAAACTGGTAAATCCCCTTGCATGGTAGTATTTTGCGAATTTGAACAGCAATTTTCTTTGATAGAAAAGGCAAGGGAATATGGAATAAAAAATTATATCAATTTAGTATTTAGAAAAAACTATTCTGCTCAAGTATTGAAGGCGAACATGCGCAT